GGACCTCACGGAGGAGATCGGTCAAGTCGCAAGTCGCGCGGAGGACCAGGTCGAGCACATACGGAACGAAGAGTCCACCAAGCACGCGCTCCTCATCCCGTTCATCAGTGCACTCGGGTACGACCCGTACGATCTGGAAGAAGTGGTGCCGGAGTTTACCGCCGACTTTGCTGAGAAAAAGGGCGAGAAGGTCGACTACGCTCTCCTGCAGGACGGCAAGCCGGCCGTACTGATCGAGTGCAAAATCGCCGGCCGGGAGCTCTCGATCAGCCAAGCCGAGCAGCTCTTTCGGTATTTCCAGTTTACGGAGGCCCGATTTGGCATTCTCACCAATGGCGTGAAGTACCGCTTCTTCTCCGACCTGGAGGAGTCGAACCGCATGGACGAGCGGCCCTTTCACGAACTGGATCTCTTTGAGTACACCGAGCAAGACGTAGAAGAGCTCAAGAACCTCCGCAATTCGACATTCGATTTGGATGAGATGATCGACGCGGCCCACGACCTGAAGTACCGGAAGGCGCTTCTGGAGTACCTGCAGGAGCAGTGGCAAAGTCCGGAAGACGAATTCGTTCACTGGCTCACGGACAAGGTGTATGACGGCCGCATCACACAGAACGTCCGCGACCAGTTCCGCGGCATCGTCGAGGGCGCGCTCCAGCAGCTCGTTCACGACAAGGTCCGCGGGCGCCTCTCGACAGCCCTCCAAGAGGAACAGGCAAGCGCTGCGGAGGAGCTTTCGCCCTCAGGCGAGGAAGAGAATGAAGAAGAGTTGCCGGAGGGCGTAGCCAGGGTTGACGGCGAGGTCGTGACCTTAGAAGACGAGTTGGAAGGCTTTCGGATCGTGCAGGCAATCCTGCGGGAGGTGGTCGACGTGGACCGAGTCGCTAAGCGAGACCTGAAAAGCTACTTCAACGTGCTCCTGGACGACACGAACCGGCAGCCGATTTGCCGCTTTCATTTTCACTCGAAGACAAAACGGATTGGGCTTTTCGACGAGGATAAGAACGAGGAACGGGTCGCGATCGAGACGCTAGATGACATATACGACCATGCGGACCACCTTCGCAAAACTGTTAAGTTCTATGAAGAGTGAGAATCTAAATCGTGGGGCGCGTGCTCGTGTAATTAGAGATACAGTCGTAACATGCGCTATCTGATCATCACATTGATGGCTTTCAGCTTGGCCTCATCGGCTGAGGCCCAGCCAGAGATTGATGTTGATTCCAGCGCGACTGCGATTACGTATACGCGCCTTGATGCCCTGACCTTCGACCGCAACAACATCCTTACGGGCGAGTCGGCAGAGATCTCGTTTCGGCTCGTGCGGCTGAAGCAGATCGGTGGCGAGAAGGAGCTAAGTGGGGTTGAGGTGAACATTGAGCGTAAGGACCGCCAGCAGACTGGCGGCTCGATTGCGCTGGCGGCAGCAGGGTCCGTATTCGATACAGGTGGGTCGGTGAGTTACCGGCAGATTCAGCGGTCAGGGTACATTTTTCTGTCGCCCGAAAGCCTTCGGCAGCTGGAGGGCTTTCTTGACAAGATCGTGGGCCGCCTCAGTAACCCGCCTGAGAAGTATACCGTGTGGAGACTCTCAGTTCAGAAAGGCTTTGAGATGGGGATGAGATACGACCCCTCAAAGGGCGGCCCACAGGGTGCAAAAATGCGTCCACGATGGTCATTCATCATCACGGCAGAAGATGCCACCTACGCACTTGACTACAGCCAAGGCATGAGTTTGATACAGGCGTTCACTGGATGGAGGGATCGTATTTAGTTATGACCCATGGAGGCTCAGACTACGGAAGCCGGCAGGCGCGCTTCCTGGCGGTGTATGAACGCCGGCCGTGTGAGTGAGCCATGGGCGGGTGGGGGAGTAGAAGTGATTGACTCTCTTCTCTCGCTCTGCTAGTTATCTAAAGGCACAACATTTGCTGGTTGTGTCGGTGTGACATAACTGAAGTCGCTGACGCCACTGATCACTTCTCCGAAGATGGAAGAGCCAGAAGAGTCTGTTGACATCCGGTACGAGAACGTGAACGACGCCCCTCGAATGCCGGTGTCCGGAGTGTATGGAGGGATTGAGGGCGACGGGATGATCACTGCTGCCTTCTACCACGAGCACTCGATCCCAAACCGAGCGACTGTTGAGTTTGCTGAAAGCGGGGAGCAGATAGTCGAGACGCGAGAGTCCGATGCTGATGTCACTCGGACCGTGCAGGCCGTTAGTCACCTGTCGCCCCAGCAAGCGGTGTCGATAGGGCGGTGGTTGATCGAAAAAGGCATCGCATCGATTCAGGAGACGCCGCAACCAGAGCTTGAAGAGCTACTTGAACAGCTCGGCTTTATCATTGAAGAGGACGCATCGTAATGGCTGTTGCAAGATTACAAACAAGTTCTGCGTATACTGGCTCATCAGCTGGTTGGCCCGAGGCTGTCCGATGGTTTTTTGCAGAGTCAGATAGCTCTGCCCTAAAGGCCTCTCAGGTCCCTGGCTCATCTGATGAGAGGGCGTCGGAGGATCAGATTATCTACATCCAGGCCAGGCGTCTATCGCACCGCGCCGCGAGACGCCGAGCACTTCAGCGAGCCCGCTTATCAGCATCTGGCGATGATTTTCGTAAGCGACTGCTTGGCCTCCTAGAAACGGAGCGGATCAAACAAAACCCTGAATTGATGGGGACGATTAAGAAGAGCAAGCAGGATATTCAGAAGGGAAATACATACAGCCAGGAAGAAGCTCACGAGATGTTGGGCTGGTAGCGTCATGGCCGACGGCTACGATGTAGAATATACCGAGACGGCCATAGACCTTATCAGCGAGCTAAACGATACCGAACGCTCGATCAAGTCAAAGGTCAGTGAGCTTGCAACATCTGAACCCTCCAAGCTTGGTGATCCGTTACACGATGAGCTAGCAGGTCTTCGTTCTGTTCGGGCCGGTGACTATCGGATAGTGTATGGGGTGTTTGAGGAGGAATCTCTGATCATGATTTACGGTGCTGATTTACGGCGAGAGGGGGACCGTGAAGATATTTACGAGAAGATCGAGCGCCTGTACGATTTTTATTAGTCCTGCAGCTGCCGCAGACTGCATTTTGATGGGTAAATACTGCTTACGTGGCAGAGGGTGCGAGTGGCCCCGCAGGTGTTGCAGTATCAACGGACAGCGGTAAAAGTTGGGAAACACGCCTACGTTGTCGAAGGTAGCATCACATCCCAGGCCGGGTCGCCAAACCAGCGGCCCTACATGACAATCGAAATACCGGACCAGGTGCCTGAAGAGATGGCCGAATCGGTGCTCCGGTCGCTTATTGCGGTCGCGGAGTCCCGTGATGCCCCGCACGGCGATCGCCTTAAGATGGAGGTGGTGCCCCGAAGTGACGGCTCGGTGAACGTTATCACTGGACCGCTGGGGGAGATCGACCGGGTAGACCCTGACTGACATTTTGCTCCGGCGTCCTGCTTACAGGGCGGCTTTCCTGAACGTAGCTTCTGCTGCGCTCGGGAGGGCCGCCCTTTTCTGTTTTGATCCCCTTTTGCGCGCAAAAATGCTCATCCTTACTCGCGTCGCGGCCCCAAAACAGACGCTGGGCGTGCTCCGCCATGAGCCGACCGGGTGGGCGTGTTGCACGCTTGAGCTTCCGTGGGCCGACAACGAAAACCGCCGCAGCTGCATCCCGCCGGGGCGGGGCGGAGAGGCGATTACCTACAGGGCAAAGCGCCACGAGAGCCCTCGTTACGGGGAGACGCTCTATCTGCCCGGCGTGCCCGGCCGAAGTGAGATCCTGGTCCACGCCGGCAACTACATCTCCGATACGCTCGGTTGCATCCTGGTTGGGGTGCAGTTCCGGGACCTCGACGGGGACTCTCTGACCGACGTCACGAGCTCCCGCCAGACGCTGGGGGTGCTGCTGCAAAAAATCGATGGGGAGGAGGTGGAGCTGAAAATCGGTTGGGCTGATACGCCGGAGCCAGCCGGCTTGGCCGACGCGGCCGGCGTGGACATTGGCGTGCTTTCGGGCGATGACATATCGCCTGCGGACCTGGGGGCCGCGCACTCTCCTGTTCGATAACTGCGAACGAACCATGGGTACCGTAGAAGTGAAAAATCTTTCTTGGAGCAATGTCGTCGCGCCCATCGTCGTCGCGATCGTGGTCGGCATTGGCGCGTCTTACGTCACGACGCAGGTACAAGTTGGCACCATGCAGACGCGGCTTCAGCGCGCGGAGAAAGACATCACGCGCCTCCGTGCTCAAACTCAAACGCGCCGGAAAGCAAGTCAGGAGCTTCGCGATCGAATTATTCGGGTCAGCACCAAGATCGACCTGCTCTTGCGGAGCGAAGGCATCAGCACGGATGATATTAGCAACTCGCAGTGACATGACCAAAGAAGCCACGGGCTCCCGGGTCATCAATGCTCTGAAGGCCGCCCGCGATTCCAGTCTCTCTGGGGACATTAGCTTCGGGGCGATCGCGGCGCTCCTGGTGGGCCTGCCGCTGCACTTGTATGGTCCCGGCGGGGAGGTGTGGGACGTACCGATGGCATTGGTTTGGGGAGTCATAGCAGGTGTGGCCGCGTCGATGTGTTCGATTGCTCTGCTTTCTGAGAGCGATGGCTGACCTGCTTCTCGACATACGGGTGTGGGCGGCGCTGATCGTGGGAAGTGCCCTCATGGTCCTTGGCGATCAGGTCGGGCAGTGGCGCGCAGGACCAGACCGGCGGGTCCGCACCGATACGATCACGAAGGAGCGCACGCTGGTGCGGCGCGACACCGTCACGGAAACGGTGCCCCGCACGGTCGTCCGCTATGACACGGTGCGCCAAGTGGATACTGTCCTCGTGGCTGTGCCGACTGACATGACCATTCAGGGCGTGATCCCCCCCTCGCCGGTGCAGGTGGAAGACGAAGTGACACTCACCTACTACGACACCGACACCCAGCGGTGGACACAGAACCGGTACGACATTCCGAGCGACACGTGGCACCTGTGGCCCTCGGTCCGCGCCGCCTCGACGCCGACAGGGCTTCAGGCAAGCGCCTTAGCGCACCTGCGGTGGCGACAGGTGACGGTGTTCGGAGGATACACGCAAGTCGATGACGATCGGGGCGTGACGGTGGGCGTTGAGCTGCGGCCGTTCACAGTG